CAGCCTCAACCAGGACCCGCAGTTAATTCAAATGGCTATCCTGAAAAGGATGTCAAAACATCTGGTGTTAAAATCAGAGGTACAGGCGCTGCTACAAAAGGTACAATGGCTCGTGGGCCTATGGCATAAGGATAAACAATGGCGGCTTTAACATATGCACAACTCGTAGCTGAAGTACAAAGCTATACTGAGAACCAGTTTAGTACAACTGATATTGATACGTTTATTAAACAAGCGGAAGAACGCATTTATAATACAGTGCAGATTCCAGACTTACGACGTAATCAAGTAGGCACAACGACAACAGGTAATAAATATTTAACTACGCCTTCTGATTGGCTTGCAACTTATAGTTTAGCTGTGATTGATAGCAACAATGAATACACTTATCTTTTAAATAAAGATGTTAATTTTATAAGGGAATCTTTTCCTGATACGGACGCTGCTTTTTATGGGAAACCTAAATACTATGGTATTTTCGATGATAACACATTTATTCTCGGGCCTACGCCAGACGATAATTATACTGTTGAGCTGCACTTTTTTTATTATCCCCCTTCTATTGTTACTGCTGGGACTACTTGGCTTGGGAACAATTTTAGTAGTGCTTTACTATATGGAACTCTTTTGGAAGCGGCTACTTACATGAAAGAAGAAGCTGATATTTTAGCTAATTATAATCAACGTTATACAGATGCTTTATCAATGCTTAAACAACTAGGCGATGGTAAAGACAGAACAGATGCATATAGAACTGGACAGGCTCGATACCCTGTTCAATAAGAAAGGAGAGGTATGAATATTGATGGATTAATGAATTATGAAGTACATACAACGCATGGTCGAGGCCATACGCCCGAAGAAATAGCAGAGTTTGCATTAAGCAAAATCATGTATGTAAGTAAAGATGCAAACCCTTTAATTAGGGATCAAGCAGAAGCTTTTAGAGACTATATCAGAAAGGTTTTGGTAGAAGCTCTAAAATCAGCGGTAGAGTCTGACCGCGTAACATTAGCGAATAGATTGCGAGAAGCAGGACATTCAGAAATAATTAAACTATTGGAGAATTAAAATGGCAATTTCACAAGCAATGTGTACGTCGTTTAAAGTGGATATCTTAAGTGGGGGACACAACTTTAATACGACCAATAGAGCTTTAAGTTCTAACACACAAGATACATTTAAAATAGCTTTGTATACATCGTCAGCAACATTAGGTGATAGTACAACAGCATATACAGCCCCATCAGATGGCACAGCAGATCCTACAGATACTAATGAAGTTACAAGTACAGGTACAAACTACACTACAGGCGGTAATACACTTACTGTTGGTACAATACCTCAGTCTAGTTCAACAACAGCTTTTCTAGGATTTAGTAATACGTCATGGTCTAGTGCAACTATTACAGCACGAGGAGCATTAATTTATAACTCTTCTAATAGTAATAAATCTGTAGCAGTTTTAGACTTTGGTGGAGACAAAACATCAACATCGGGAACATTTACAATTAACTTCCCAACTGCTGATGCTACAAGCGCTATTATTAGAATAACTGCTCCATAATAGGAGGTTAATATGGCTCTTGTTTTAAAAGACAGAGTAAAAGAGACCACAACTTCGACTGGTACTACTACCATTACGCTTGCTGGCGCCGTTACAGATTTTCAATCTTTTTCAGCCATAGGCGACGGTAATACTACGTATTACACGATAGCTCTATCAAATGGAGATGAGTGGGAAGTAGGTCTAGGTCAATATACGGCATCAGGTACTACTTTATCTCGTGATACAGTCCTAGCTTCCTCTAACTCTGGTAGTTTAGTTAATTTTTCTGCGGGCACTAAAGATGTTTTTTGTGTGTATCCTGCAGGTAAATCCGTGTATTCTGATAGCAACGGAGATGTTGATGTGTCTGGTGAAATCACTGGACAAGAAATGACAGCTTCAAACGGATTATTTGTTAATAATAAAACAGTAGGCTCAGACTATACAATTCCTACTGGATATAATGCAACGAGCACAGGCCCCATGACTGTAACTTCAGGCGTTACAGTTACCATTCCAACAGGATCAAGATGGCTGGTGCTCTAAATGTTTTCAGACAGCCCTTTTTCTAGTGCCCCGTTTTCCTCACTAGGGGGAACATCAGTTGAGGTCGCTGTTACTGGCGTTACGGCTGAAGGTGTATTAGGAGAAGAAACAGTATCTGCTGGTGCTATTGTAGCGGTTACCGGCGTTACGGCTGAAGGTGTATTAGATAGTGTAACTATAACAGCAAGTGCTACTGTAAGTGTCACCGGAGTGACCGCTGAAGGCACACTTGGCGAAGAGACAGTCACAGGTGATGCAAGCGTCACTTTAACTGGAGTAACTGCCGAAGGTGTTATTGATGATGTAACCATCACTGGCGATGCAAGCGTCACTTTAACTGGAGTAACTGCCGAAGGTGTTATTGATGATGTAACCATCACTGGCGATGCAAGCGTCACTTTAACTGGAGTAACTGCCGAAGGTGTACTAGGCGATGTAGAAGTAGAAGTTGGTATTCCTGTAACAGGAGTTACTGCTGAAGGTGATATAGGCACAGCCACTGTTTCTGGTAGTGCTACTGTAAGTGTTACTGGAGTAACTGCTGAAGGCACACTAGGCGAAGAGACTATTTCTGGTGGGGCTACTGTAGATGTTACTGGCGTTACAGCTGAAGGCGTTATTGATGATGTAACCATAACAGCAGGCGCTACTGTAGATGTTACCGGCGTTACAGCTGAAGGAACCCTAGGCGAAGAAACTGTTTCTGGTGATGCTACTGTAAGTGTTACTGGAGTTACTGCTGAAGGCGTTATCGATGATGTAACCATAACAGCAGGCGCTACTGTAAGTGTCACTGGAGTTACAGCTGAAGGCACACTCGGTGAAGAGACAGTCACAGGGGATGCAAGTGTAACTTTAACAGGAGTTACAGCTGAAGGTGATGTAGGTGATGTAACAGTAGAAGTAATAACTACTGTAGATGTTACAGGCGTTACAGCTGAAGGCACACTTGGCGAAGAGACAGTCACAGGTGATGCAAGTGTAACTTTAACAGGGGTTACAGCTGAAGGTGTTCTTGGTGAAGAAACAGTTACCGGCGATGCTATTGTAAGTGTTACTGAAGTAACTGCTAGTGGTGTTATAGGAACTGTATCCGTAACCAGTAATGCTATCGTAAATGTTACAGGTGTTGTTGGGGTAGTTAATTTAAATACAGTGTTAGTGTGGACTGATATTGACGATAGCCAAAGTGCTGGATGGGTTGATATTAATGACTCACAAACAAACAGCTGGTCAGATGTGAATACGTCACAAACACCAAACTGGCTAGATATAGCCGCATAAGGAGATAATATGATAGTAGAAGCAAAAACTTTAGAAGACGGAACCGTCGTTAATAAATATGAAACTTATTTAGAGTGTGCAAATTGTAGTATGGAAGTTGATGCAGAAGAATATAATTCTGGTACATGTTCTGATTGTGGAGAACCTTGGAATGAAAAAAAACACATTACAGTCTATGTAACGAGTCTTCCAATGGGCGGAGAATCAAGTTAAAATAATGATAATTAAAGGATTAAATTATGCCTAGTACTTATTCAAATTTAAAAATAGAACTTGTTGCTACAGGAGAACAGTCCGGTACCTGGGGTACGACTACAAATACTAACTTAGGTACGGCAGTTGAAGAAGCTATTACAGGCTCTGCTAACGTTGCATTCTCAAGTGGTGATGTCACTATTTCTTTATCAAATACCAATGCCTCTCAAACAGCACGAAACTTACGACTTAATTTAACAGGCACGTCAGGCGGTGCTAGAGTTCTTACTGTTCCAGCAATTGAAAAACAATACATAGTTAATAATGGTCTTGCTGATGCTTGTACAGTTAAAAACTCAACAGGTACAGGGATTGCTGTTCCAGCAGGTAAAACAATGGTGTTATTTAATGATGGCACTAATGTTGTTGATGCCACAACACACTTATCTTCTTTAACTTTATCAACTGATTTAGCTGTAGCGGATGGTGGTACCGGTGCTTCTGATGCAGCGACTGCTAGAACTAATTTAGGTTTAGGCACGATGGCCACACAAAACGGTACTTCCGTTTCTATTTCTGGTGGATCTGCTACTGGGCTATCTAATTTAACCACTACAAACTTTACTGCTTCAGGCACAGCAACCTCATCAGGTACACTAGCAGTCACTGGAGGACTTACATTAGATGGTGCAGCGGGTACAGCAGGACAGTTTTTAACCTCAGCAGGAGCAGGCAATACTCCTACATGGACTACACTAACGGCATTTGTATCTGGCATGATTATGTTGTGGTCAGGTTCTACAGGAACTATACCTAGTGGTTGGGCATTGTGTGATGGAACAAGTGGCACTCCTGATTTAAGAGATAGATTTGTAGTAGGTGCAGGTAGCACTTATGCAGTAGATGCAACAGGTGGTAGTGCAGATGCTATTA